TAATAAGCAGATAAAAAGGTGTAAAGACTTGCAAATAAGATGATTATTTGTTAATTTTGCAGATATGAGTAAAGGAAGAGATAGTAAATTGATAGAAGCACGCAACAGAAGGTTATTTGAGCGTTACTTCTACTGGACAGAGGAACGGCGCCTCCGTTTCGATGATACTATCCGCATACTTTCCAATGAAGAGTTTTATCTGTCTGAAAGCCGTGTGCTGCATATCATTCGTGATATGATTAAACGTGGTGAAACAGTAGATGGCAAGCAGATGAAAGCACCGCTCTTCACAGGCTTTCGTGTTACACCTTCACGCCCATCTTCACGCGTAAAGAAGGTTTCTGAACCGTCCTTGTTTCCTTAACCATTTCTGACACTGTACACTCGTACATCATTTCATACACTTTTATTCCGTGCTTCCAAGTAAAGAATTTGGAAGACTTGCGTATCAAAGGAGCATCAGTGCCAAGACAGGTTCCCTGTAGTAGCTGGTGCAACTGGTGTCGCATTTCATTACGCTCTCTGACAGCCTGTGTAGTTCCACTCGTTGCATGAGTGTCATCATAGCAGTCTATAATGAGACGGATGCGAAGCCTACAAGTTCCTTTCTGTGCAAGCTGTCCTATATCGCTCCATTCAGTCTGCGCTTCTTCTATGAGTACTGCAGGGAACGTCAGCGGATACATATCAGTATCCTCGTCCTCTATATTTTCAAGTTGTCCGTAGTCTTCGTCAATTACTGAAAGCGACGGCATTTTCTCTTTAAGAAAGTCTATCAGTTGGCAGAGTGTCTGTTCCATATTTATATTCTACTTACAAGTTCTTTAATTTTCTCTAAGCTCTCATCAAGCATCTTGTTAATTTTTGCTGTCAGCTCACGGCTATCACCAATGAACTGACGTCGTGGAATGCGTGCTGTGATATTAAGCTTTGTCTTTTTCGTGAGCGCGAGAGCCTTCCACATCTTAGCTCCAGAAGGTAAGTCTTTTGGAAGTTTCCCTTTGCCTTTCACGCCTGATAACGCATACACCTTAGCCCATGCCATACGCCGCATACGCTTTGTGATGGTTGGATGCGTATTGATGGTACCGCCTTCATTGTGAACAGCTGCGTAAGGCACAGGATTGGATATTGTAACTTGCCCAGGTGACGTTTCACTCTGTATTGAACGCATAAGATGATTGCGTCGAGAGGTAAGAGGAGAGTATTTTGCATCCGTCGTATTACCGTCCTGTCGCTTCGTACGTTTCCATTGGTGAACTCCTCCATCCGTGAAGCCACCATCTCGGAAGTTCTGCTTGAAGTGGTTTGCAGCCACGACACCAACCTTTCGAGGAAGTCTATCCGTCACCTCCTTTTGTATCTCGTCTTTGACACGTGAGATACGCCTTTCTATTTCTTTTGCATCCATTTCTTCACTTTTTTGTCGAAAATGTTTGTTGTATCAGAATAAATCATTATTTTTGCATCAGGATGAGAGTCTGCATATAAGTGCGATAACTTCAAGCTCCGCAGCCGTCCAACCATATAGAGCCGTATTTTACGGCTCTAATTGTTTTAGAACGTTTTCTATTTCCACCCTATTCTGTGTGTAAGGTATAACCTTTACAGCCTTACCTTTATAAACAACATAGGTTTCCTTTATTATACCCTGTTCAAAATCTGCTTTTCTTCTGTTCAGATACTTAGAAAGTTCAAATGTGTTAAGTCGTTTTAGTCTCGCATCTAAATCGATAACAACAATGGAACACCCTTGCTTAATAGCCTTTTGGAAAGCAGAAGTTATTCCTTGTTCTCCTCGTATCATCTTATTATCTGCAATCAATCCATTTATTTCAAGTTCAGGATTACTTACATCTTCTTCCAATATATGTGGTCGTATTCTAATCTTCATATTTGGGAATGAAGAGAGAAGAGAACGTGAAACCTTAATGTTCGCATTTAAGTCTTGCTTGTCAGCAGTGTTACTTATCAGCAGCCTTTCTCTCATTTCTTTGTCCTGATAGAATCCATTAGGAATGGCAGCATCTATATAAGGACAATTATAACAATCCTTCTTCCTATTTAAGAAAACAGTTGCTATCCGTCCTTTTATACCAGGCTTATAAAAAGAACATTGACTACACTTATCAGGGAAATACGGATGAGTGTCGTTGAATATATGCCCATCTTTACCCGGGTTGTTTTCAAGTCCTTTTTGTGGCAGAGGAGCATCCATATCTGCAGGACGATTTACAGGATCATCAGTAGCTTCAAGTGAGCACTTACAGTTCCATCGGTCGCCAGGGTGATGATTGTTCCAGAAAGGATCATCAATAGGCAGGGTAAGCTTCGCCGTCCAATATTCACGATGACTCCCTTCAGGACTTGGTGAAGTCGTCGGCATCCATCGTAGGTTCGGCAGGATATCCTTGTTACGTTCAAACTCACGCCAGTCTGCAGCGTTGTGCGCACGGATAACAGCAGTGTCATACTCCGTACGAAGCCACGCACCGACGTGATGCGAGGTGATTCCCTTTACATCGTCAGCCCATTGACGGAAGGGTTTCAGTTTACCGTCACTGTCCAGCAATTTATTTGCAACCTCTCCAGCCAACGAATGTACTTTGAACGCAGCAAAAACCTCATTAGAATGGCGCAGGGTACGATAAAACTCCTCATCATGTGTACTTGTAGCATTGCTCTGTGTAAGTCCCTCCACAGTCGCCTCGTTGATAACTTTAACAACAGCCGACCATAATCCAGGATCAATGTCTTCAGCTAATTCAGGCTTGTTATGGATTCTCTGTAGAAAAGCTTGCACAACATTAAATGAGATAGCTGGACTTTCGTTGTGGAAATGACTATGACCAGAGCAAGAGCAGTGCTCACCATAATAGAGCGTATCAATCATCAGTTTGCCCCTTTGTCTGGGGCGAGTCCGAAAAAACTTTTCAAATGCTGTTTGAACGCTGTTTTATCAGTGTTTTTGTCTTGCTTCTTTTTGTCATCATCATTAACCTGTAAACCAAGTTGCTCTCTGAATGCAACCTTTGCAGCCTCTTTCTCCTCCTTCAGCTGTTTGTAGTTGTCAGGCTTAGCAACGCAGAACGTTTCATAGAGATAGTCGTCATCAATCGGAAGACCCATTGACGAGAGCTTCTGAACGATGTCTATTTGCTGAGCAGGGTTAATCTTGTCTTTCTTTGCATAGACGAACTCGCCACCTTCCACATTGAAGCCAAGTGAGGAGAAAATAGGTCGCATATCATAATTGAGAATATCAAGAATGAAATCACGATCATCAGAGTTCATCTCGTCCTCTTCCTCCTTGTGTACAGAGCCGAGTGCCTGCGTTCCAGTTGACTTAGCGTCTGTGGTGAGCGTGTTTCCCAGCACACGTATAGACATCTTTGAGTCCCAGTACTCAGCAAAAGTTCTATAAAGGTCGCTGGAACCAGTCTTATTACCAGCCTCTACAAGTTTCAGTTCGCTTTCTTTTGGATGAATGTATGCTGCGTTTGCACCCTGTCGGCGTGCATCAGCGATGACACGACGGCGTGCATCCTCGTCTCCAGCATCGTAAGTGTACTCACGAATTGGCATACCAAAGATGTTACAAAACTGTGCCCAGTCTGACATATCACCACGCTTATAGAGTACAGCAGGCAGAAGTTCTGCATAAATACCAAGGTCACGTTCGCTCCCAACGAAAAGCATATCAGGGAAGTCATCAATAGGCACGCCATCCATTGAACCTTGATACTTGAGCAGCTTACGATGTATAGGGTCATAGTGCTTGCGATTGATAAGGTCATAACGGATATTACCTTCCTCATTGAGATAGAACTGTACGAGTGTGAAGCCCCAGAACTCTGACATTACAAGGTCTTTCCTCAGCTGTTTGAACCAGGGTGATTTTATCTGATTGTTGATTGCATCATCAGGTACACCATTTCTTCTAAACTCAATGGGAATTTTCGTAACACCTCGCATACGTTTTGCAATGACTCCAGACAGGTGAAGGTCAAGAGAAGCACTGTCATACATATCGTACAGACGTGCCCTATTGGAGAAGTCTATTCCCTTTGCAGCCTTAACAGATTGCATATACGCATTCATGTCAAACATGAATATCTCAGGCATCTGCAGAACGATGTCTGGCTGTCTCATTCCTTGAGGAACGAGCATTCCACCTTGTATTATTTTGCCTTGCTTAGGGCTGTTTTTCTTTTTTCTGTTCATAGCAATGTTGGTCTTAAGCCGTCAGCTTGTATCTGCCAACGACTATTGTTCTTAAGTTCATCTTCAGGCATCAATGGAGCACCGTCAATCGTTACGTCTCCTCCCATTACGCCTTTCAGCCATTCTATAGCACGCTCATATCTATCCTGGCGTATCTTCGCAATCTTATAAGGGTTATGCTGTGTGAAGATGTGATAGATAGCTATATCAAGTGCAAACATAAGAATGAGGGGGTGCCTGTCTTCCTCTCTGGCTGAAAAGATAGCGTTACAATCATAAATCTTGTTCAGATACCCCCTCATCTCACTTACCGCTCTATCCTCACATATCTCAACTATCTGAGGATCATAAGTTGGACTTTCTTTACGCAGCAGCGCATCAAGTATCTCTCGGTGGATACTTGCATCGTAGTCTTCTATATTGATAAAGTTATTCATAATCACATCTTATATGGATTTTGTTCATCCATTGTATGAAAACTGATAGTTATAGTGGGTTCAACCTCTGCCATCTTCTCATCTAACATCGTGATTCCACCTTCAAGAGAGTCAGGTCCATCAGCAGGGTATGGCAAGTTAAGTTCAAAAAGTTTGCACTGGTTGATAAGCTCCTGCATCATAGGGTTGTCTTTTTCCTCTTCATTGAATACCCATTGACAATTACGGTCAATTGGTTCAAGGTTGGCTTCTATACGTGTTGCCTTATCAGCTTTCTTTCGTCCATCGCTACGTATAAAAAGAGTTGTTTTTCGTCGCTGCTGCTCCTCACGTAGTAGTGGCTTGAACACCTGTTCGTAGAAAGGATCTTGTAGTTTATTGTTCTCTATATACCAATAAACCGTAGCCTTGCCTCCTACATACTTGGCAAGCTCAAAGTACCAGTCAATGAAATTTGCATTTGTCTCGTGAGCCAAAAAACCTTTTATAATGTAGTAGACACCTTTGTACTTGCCAATTAGCCAAAGAGACTTGGTTGACGACGCTTTCTTTTTGCTGTCAGAATAAGCAGGGTCTCCATATCCGATAAGGAACTTAAACTTAGACAAAGCAGGGACTTTCCCAAAAGGAAGATTACGGAAGATCTTACCTTCTGAGACAGGATTATTGAAGTACTCTGCTTGTACGGCTCTTGCAGATATTCCTGCGAGAACAGTATCAATCTGCTCTTCTGTGTTCTTGACAGGCCAAGTAGACTTTCCGTTCTTGTCACGTATGTTTACAATATCCCAGTTTTTTGCTATTGCTCCAGCACGTGCAATACAGCAGTCTTTTGCAATGATATTACCACACCAAAGTATCAGAGTCGGCTCAGAGATAGAACGTGTTGGATAGAGTGCACCTTCAAACCAATCCCACTTCTTTTTAAGAGTTTCAGGGTTACGACAATCCTCATCAGTATCATAGTCATCAAGATAGATGACATCAGGGCGAACAGCTTCGTTTCTTGCACCACGTGGAGCACTACCAGCACCAAGTGCAACAAACTTAGCACCACAGCGACATGTGAAGTCTGTTTCTGTCCATTGCCCTACAAGCTGTTGAATGCCATAAAATTGCTTAATACGTGGGTTGTTCTCAAAATTAAGTCTGAAAGGTGTAAGTAAACGTGTTGCTGAAGTTATAGTTGCTGAAGCTAACACGATGAACTTCTTACGCCCAGTGAGTGCAAGATACATCAAGACAAACATAGAAATCGTGGACTTTGCCAGCTCACGACTCCACGAAAGAACTTCGTACCACTCATCGTGTTCAATAATACGACGGATAGCACGCACGTGAAAAGGTGCAAATTCATATTTAGCATACTTGGGAAAGAAATACTGAATCCATTTAATAGGGTCTTGTTCCAGTTCCTTTCGTCTGCGTTCAATGTCACGCCTTGACAGCCCATTCTCAACAGGCATGTCAGAGATGAATGATTTGTGGAACTCTTCCCAGTTCCTTAATGCAAGTCTTTCTTCCTGTGTCATTTTGCTTTTGCCATTTGGTCCTTGATGAACGCATCAAAGAGGTTATTAAACTGCTTAGCTGCATCAATATCAAGAGGACGTAACCAGGAGAGAAAGCGCATAGCGACACTAATACAGTCAGCAACACCAACATCACTTTCTAACTTTTTGACAGCACCAGCGAGTTTCGCAAGCGCATCTGCCTCCTGAGCTGTAGCAAACCTCTTACCTTCTTCACGATTTTGAATATTGTTGTTGATTTCAACAATCTGTCGTTGGAACTGTGCTATAATCTGGTCAGGTGTAATTGTAAATGAAGCTTTCAGTTCCTCCCAACCTCCTTCACGTACCCAGCGAGAGACAGTCTGCCTTGTAGTTCCAACTTTTGCAGCTATCTCCTCTTGTGTGCAACTTCCCTCCATATAGAGAGACTTTGCAATGCCTTTTTTGTCTATATTCGTCTTTGTCATATTGTCTAAATCTTTTGCAAATATCTTATATTTTATGGACTTTTTGAAATCCATTATTTATAACAACATTGTCTGTTTGCACCATAAAACCAGTGGCTTGCGCTATGAATTTACGATTTTGTTACTCCCAGAAAAAACATGATATTTGCATCAAAAATTGAAATAATGAGTTCAAACTTTTTCAACATTATACCTGGTAATGGAACTGTAGCTATCCTCTTATATGGAGAGGTCGGTAATGGTCAGCCTGTAGACAGCGGACGAGTAGTCAGTGAACTACTTGCCTTGCAAAGTCAGTATGATAAGATTGATGTACGCATCAATAGCAATGGTGGTGATGTTTTTAGCGGAATAGCCATTTACAATGCTCTTCGCACTTCAACGGCAGACATTAATATATATGTTGATGGTGTTGCTGCCAGCATTGCTGCTATTATTGCCCTCTGTGGTAAGCCACTCTATATGAGTCCGTATGCTAAGCTCATGCTTCATAGCGTAAGTGGAGGGACGTGTGGCAATGCTTCAGACCTGCGCAGGATGGCTACAGTAATGGAGGAGCTGGAACGTAATCTTGCAGGTATGATTGCTGCACGTTGCGGAATGCGCGCAGAAGATGTATCAGCAAAGTTCTTTGACGAGGTCGATCACTGGATAAGTGCACAAGAAGCAGTTGAAATGAAACTTGCAGATGGAGTGTATGATATGCAGGATGACGGAGATCCAGCACCAACAACTCATGAGGAGATATATCAATATTTCAATAACAGGTTGACAAATCAACCAAAAAACTATCAAAACATGGCATTAATAGACCAATTAAAGAGCATCCCATCATTTAGCAATATCAATGATGAGGCTGCAATTGTGAACAAAGTTAGAGAGTTGGCAAACAAGGCAACCAAGGTAGATGCTCTTGAAACAGCCAATGCTGAGTACAAACAGCAGCTTCAGTTATCTGAAGCAAAGGAACAGGAGACAATCATTGATCAGGCGATTAGCGAAGGTCGTATTACCGCAGAACAGAAGGCACACTATGTTAAGCTTATGGCTGCAGACCGTACTACTACAGAAGAACTCTTGAACAGCATCAAGCAGATGCCTAAGCCTCGTGCTGCTTCGTACATCAATCCAGATGGTACTGGTGGTGACAGTTTTACCAATAAGACTTGGGACGAACTTGACAAGGCTGGACGTCTTGGTGACTTGAAGAGTCAGAACAAGGACCTTTTTGCAGCCAAGTTCAAGGAGAAGTTCGGTGTAGACTACCGAGAGTAAGAAATACAATACAAATTTAAAAGATAAGAAACTATGGCATTAAACAAAGAAATCTGGCAGTCAGACATTGTTGAGAACTTCTATCCTGACAATTCCTTCGCATCTAAGAGTGTTGACGACTCTGCGTTTGTTGAAAACCACAAGGTACACATTCCTAACGCTGGTGCTCCTTCAAACGTAGAGAGGAACCGCACTCAGAAGCCTGCTACAAGCAAGCAACGTACTGACAACGATCTTGAGTACGAAATGGACGAGTTGACAACTGATCCAGTGTACATTCCAAATATCGACATGGTAGAGCTCAGCTATAACAAGCGCAATTCTATCTTGAGCAATGACCGTGCTCAGTTGCAGGAGGCTGCTCATCTTAATTTGCTTGATCGTTGGGGTCAGGGTGTCGATACTAAAAATATCATCAGTACGTCAGGTACAAGCAAAACCACAGCTCATACATCGTCTGCTGCTACAGGTATGCGTAAGTCTATCTGTAAGGCAGATGTTCGTAAGCTTATGACTGCTATGGATGCAGACAATGTTCCAGAGCAGGGACGTTACCTCTTGCTTGACGCGTTTATGTATGCTGACTTGTTAGCAGACCTTGCTGAAAAGGATCAGTTTATGTTCCTTAACTCTGCTGACCAGCAGAAGGGTATCCTTGGAAATCTCTATGGCTTCAACATCATGAAGAGAAGTCGAGTTCTTCGCCTTAACAACAGCACAAAGAAGGTTCTTGGCTGGGATAAGCAAGGTGCCGCAGATGAACTTGCAGCTGCTCTTGCTTGGCACGAGAATTCTGTCAGCCGTGCTATGGGTGAGGTCAAGATGTTTGACTCAACAGATAATCCTCTGTACTATGGTGATATCTACTCTTTCTTGCTCCGTACTGGTGGCTGTGTACGTCGTTACGACAAGAAGGGTGTCTACCTTCTCGCAGAATCTTTAACCGCTTAACTTGTGAGTTATGTTACCGAGAATTAGAATTAGATACATGAATGGCCTACTGGGCACCGTCGGGGAAAGTCCCGACGGCCTGTTCGCCTTGGTGTGTAGTGCGACTGCTATTAATGACACATTCGCTCTGGAGCGTGCTTATACTATTCAGAGTGTAGACAGTTTGACAGCACTTGGCATCACTGCAGCGAATAACGCCAGACTTTACAAGCATATCTCAGACTTCTATACAGAAGCAGAGAATGGAACGAAGCTGGTGATCTTCGGAGTTGACAAGGCTAAGACCATGACGGAACTCTGCGACCGCCAGACTGGAGCAGTGAAGAAACTCATTGTTAGCCAGAATGGAGCATTGCGTGGAATCTTCGTAGCACGTGACAATGCAACAAAAGTATCTGCTACAGATGGCTTGGATGCAGACGTGTTCACCGCATTAGCAAAGGCACAACAGATGGCTGAATGGTCAACAACTGACCTGTATGCTCCTTTATTCTTTGTCTTGGAAGGACGTGGCTATACAGGTGCAACACTGAAAGACCTTAGCAACGAAACGTACAATCGTGTCGGTGTTCTATTGGGTGATACGGAAGCTGACTCACAGGGTGGATGTGTTGGAACTTTAGCTGGTCGCTTAGCAAGTCTTCCAGTGCAGCGTAATATTGGTCGTGTCAAGAATGGAGCATTGAAAACAACTCTGCTCTATGTAGGCAAGAAGAAGGTAGAAGAGGATAGCGAAGTTATCTCTTCTATTCACGACAAGGGCTATATCACAGCACGAAAGTATGTTGGGCGCAGTGGTTACTTCTTTGCCGACGACCGATTGGCGTGTGTTGAGACTGATGATTATGCTCATCTGTCAAACCGCCGTGTCATTGATAAGGCTTATCGTATTGCCTATAACACTCTGTTGGATATGATGCTGGATGAGTTGGAAATCAATTCTGACGGCACAATGCAGACAGGAGTTATTACAAGCTGGCAGCAGACAGTAGAGAACGCTATTAATCGTTCTATGACCGCTGCTGGAGAGTTGAGTGCCGGTAATAACGGCGAAGGTTGTTCTTGTTACATAGATCCAAAACAGAATGTGGTTGCGACTTCAAAGGTTGAAATGACATTAAAGGTTCGTCCATTCGGTTATGCACGCTATGTTGATGTCAACCTTGGTTTCCAAGTAACAACAGTATAGACATGATAAATACTAAGGAATACGAGTGGTCAGATGTGACCGTAGTTGTTGCAGGTCGTCCTGTAACTGGAATTCGAGGCGTGAAATATGGCTCGAAGCAAGAGAAAGAACTGCTGTATGCCAAAGGCAACAAGCCTCACGGTATTCAGCATGGCAATATAGATTACAGTGGTGAACTGACATTACTGCAGAGCGAGTACCAAGCTTTGAAGAGTGCTGCTAATGGCAATATCCTCAATATGACCTTTGATATCGTTGTGGCTTACGGAAATCCTGAAAACGGTGATCCTATCACAACAGACATTCTCAAAGGAGTGGAGTTGACAGAAGATCAGACAGAATGGAAGCAAGGTGACAAGTTTCAAGAAAAGTCTCTGCCATTCATCTACATTGACCAAAAGAGTTATTAACAATCAAATATCGAAGATATGAATTATTCAAAAGAAGATATCAATAAGTGGAAAGCCACGCATGGTGATTTGTTTGAAATCAGCGTAGAGGGCAAGTCTTGTGTGTTGCACAAGCCTACACGTCAGGACCTGAGCTATGCCAGCGTAATCAAAGACCCTATCAAGATGAGCGAGGTCATGTTGAAGCAGCTCTGGGTTGCCGGTGATGAGGAAATCAAAACCAATGATGAACTCTTCATGGCAGTAGTTGCCAAGATGGATGAGGTCTTGAAGGTAAAGGAGGCTGAGATAAAAAAACTTTAGAGGAGGCCGGGGTTGATGACTTTGACAACGCTCAGGATATTATCTTCATAGATACTATGCTGCGCTACTACCTCAGCATTGACCCTGAACTCCTGCCAGACGAGAAATGGGCATCAACGCTCAGCGCACTCAAAGAGATAAGAAAAATAGAAAAAGACTCTAATGGACAGCGTACTTAAGTTTTTAATAAAACTACAAGCAGATGGTGGTAATGTTCTGACGGTTGCTCGTCAGACTTCCACCCAGCTGGACGATATATCACGTAAGGCACGTACTACTGGTACACGTCTGCGTGAGGCTTTTTCATTTTCGACACTCAAGAGTTCGCTGATGTCTATTCCTGGTATGGAACTCCTTACCAACCCTTATGCCCTTGTTGCTGGTGCTGTTGGTGCTATTACTAAGATAGGTGTAGAAGCAGAACAAACAGCCGTTGCCTTTACAACCTTAGTAGGAAGTGAGACAAAAGCTAAGGGAATGCTTGATGAAATTTCCAGATTTGCAGCAAAAACTCCATTTGGTAAGTTAGATCTGACAGAGAATGCGAAGACTATGCTTAACTTCGGAGTGGAGACAGAAAGAGTTCTACCACTTCTTAAGCAATTAGGAGATATCTCTGGTGGTGATAAACAAAAATTGCAAAGTCTATCATTAGTACTTGGTCAAGTCTCAGCAGCTGGTAAGTTAGCTGGACAGGATAACCTGCAGTTTATCAATGCTGGTTTTAATCCGCTTCAGGAACTTGCTAAGATGACAGGTGAATCTTATGCGAAGTTGCAGGATAGAATGTCAAAGGGACAAATTACTTTTGAAAATGTTGTGCAGGCGATTCAACACGCTACTGGAGAAGGTGGAAAGTTCTTCGGCATGATGGATAAGAAATCTCAGACGGTAGCTGGTAAGTGGAGTAATATTATAGATAATGTTCAAACCAGTGCAGTGAATATGTTTAATCAGGTAAAGTCTCCTATTGGAGATTTTTTGGACTTGATTAACGAAGCTCTTCCGCATATTACTACTATAATTGAATCACTGTTTTCTCACTTGGTTGCAGGAATACGTTTTGTGGTTCAATATCGAACAGAGTTTGCTATACTGGCAGGAGTTATTGGGACTGTTTGGGCTATCTCTAAAGCCTATTCTGCAGCTCTTCTTGTTTATCAAGGGGTGATGACTGCTGTTACAACTGCAACTAAAATATGGACAGGTGTTCAGTGGTTACTTAATATTGCGATGGATGCAAATCCTATCGGACTTATTATCATAGGTATCGCTGCTTTAGTCGCAGCAGTTGTCTATTGTTGGAATAAGTTTGCTGGATTTCGTGCTTTTATCCTGACAATGTGGGACACATTAAAGGGGTTTGGTAATATCATCAAGGACTATATAATCAATCGCTTCAACGAGATGCTTGCAGGACTTGGCAAGCTTGGTGAAGCCTTAAAGAAACTATTCTCTGGAGACTTTCAAGGAGCAGCAGCCTCTGCGATGGAAGGATTTAAGAAATTGTCTGGAGTTGAGAGTACTGCCAAGGCTATCAATGGAACCAAACAGCTTGTGAGTGGTGTTGGAGGGAATTTTCAGACACACCTTCGACAAGAACAGCAGAAGGACAAAAAGACATCTTCTGCTAAGAAAGAGAATAAGATAAGTACCCCTGGATTAAGTGGTAGCACAGGTGCCGTCGTTTTTGGAGAAGGTGAAAGCAAAGGCAAGAAGGGAAAGAAAGGTAAAAAGGGTGGTAAGAAAGGTGGTCGCAAGTCAGCCGAGGAACTTGCTACTGGTGGCACTCGCAACACTTCCATCACTATGCACATCGGAAAATTCTTCGATAATATCAATGTTTATATGAACGATAAGACTGACACTGCGGAACTTGAGCGAACTATTCTGCAAAGTATGAACCGAGCGTTAGCTATAGCAGCAAGTACAGACAGATGAACAAGGTAGCACGATTTGCACTCGAAAACGTTGCCCTGAGAGTCACAGGCAACAAGATTCCACCTTATTGGCTGTTCAATGTGAATAAGCTTAGAGAGGTGGACGAAGAGGAATATAATGAAATCAAGTCAATGAGTGATGAGGAGTTGGAAGATACTGTTCGCACTAATGCACTTGGTATACCTATGCAACTTCCCCTTCGTCTACGTCTTGAAGAAAGTGGTGCGAAGGAGTGGTTGTTGCCGATTGAGCCAATGATTAGTCTGCAAGGTCAGAATATCATTGTGCGGCGACACGTTAACAAAGGTGCTGTAAAAGGAAGCATTAAGGAGCGGTGGTCACAAGATGATTATACTATCAGTATAGAAGGTATCCTTATCGGTGAAAATGGTAAATATCCTGAGGAAGACGTAAGCCGTTTACGCTCATTCTGTGAAGCTGGACGAGTGACAGTGTTAAACCCTTTGCTGGAAATATTCGGTATATCACATCTTGTCATTGAAAGCTGGGAGATTCCTTTCACAAGTGGCTCTTCTAATCAGAACTATTCGCTAAAGGCATATAGTGATGACATATATAAACTTCTCTTAAATCAGCAGGACTTAAAACGATAGGCTTATGTACACAATGGCTTACGACATAGAGATAGGAGGCTGGCACGTTGGAATGCTTGACAGTGTTGAGGTGCATCGAAGTGTCGAACTACTTGCTGATACGGCAACTATAACATTACCAGGTGCGCAGTATAATGTAGCCTTGGATGTTGAAGATAAACTTCACAGAGGTGATAAGGTTATTATTCGCTTTGGGTATAAGGAAGAAGGCTTAAAGGAGGAGTTCACTGGCTGGCTGCAACAAATCAGTACAGATGGTGGCAATATTAAGCTGACTTGTGAGGATGATCTGTACACCTTTCGTAAGGAACTCAAAAACGAAGTACTGAAAAAAGTTTCACTTGCTGATCTTCTTAAAAAGGTGGTGCAGGGAATTGGGAAGAACTACTCTATTCAGTGCTCTTACAGCTGGACCTATGCTAAGTTTGTCATTCACAATGCTACTGGATATGATGTGCTTAAGAAGGTGCAGGAGGAATGTGGTGCAGATATATACCTTTCTAATGGTGTTTTACACGTGCATCCCCCAGGTGAGGTTGTCGGGGTGAACCGCTTTTATAACTTTGCGCTGAATGTGGAGGCGGTTAATCTGACCTATCGACAAGCAGCTGATCGGAAGGTTCGTGTAGTGGTTAAAGCTCTTCTTCCTGACGGAACAGTAAAAGAGGTAGAGGTCGGAGCTACTGGTGGTGAGAAGGTAGAAATAAAATGCCCTACTTCTGATGCTGCAAGTATGAAACTTCGTGGCGAACTTGAAGTTAAACGTCGTAGTTTCGATGGCTATGATGGAAGTATCACGACGTGGCTCATACCTGAATGTGTTCCTGGCGATATGGCGTGGCTTTATGATGCAGATTATCCACGTAAGGATGGCTGCTACTTTGTAAGAGCAGTAACAACAACTTTCAGTAGAGACGGTGGTAAACGAAAAATAGAACTTGGATTCAGATTAAGCTAAGGATATGGATCAATATAAGGAATTAAGAGAAAGGTTGCGAGGTGTAGCACCACAACAGGAGATGACTGTACTACAAGGTATCGTTAAGAGCGTAAGCGGTAGTACTTGTGACGTGGAAATTGGAAGCCTTCTCGTACCAGATGTTCGCCTTCGTGCATCTGAAACAGATGATAATGGAGAGATGCTGATAGTTCCTAAAGTCGGTACTGCAGTTATCATTGGAAGTCTGTCAGGAGACTATTCAAGCCTTGTCGTCTTAGCTGTGGATCATGTTGAATCTATAACGATAAATGGAGGTAAGCTTGGAGGACTGGTTAATATTGAGGATTTAACCAAGAAACTTAATGAACTGGTTAAAGCAGTTAATAACCATACACACCAAGGAACTCATGGTCCAACTGGTCCACCTCTAACTAAGGCACAGGAGTTTAAGAAAACTGATTATGAAGACGTAACTATCAAACATTGATATGAAAGGTATTACATTGATAGACTATGAAGCGGTTATAGAACCGCATCGAGGACCAGACGGAAAGATTATTTCTGGTCTGGTTATCGGTGACACACTGCATCAGAATCAGGCTTTGATTCTTCACTTACATAAGGGAGAGTTGAAAGAACGACCGATGACAGGCTGTGGTATCAGTGATATGCTGCTTGACAATGATCCTATTTATTGGAGGACGCTCATCAGAGAGCAGCTGGAGATGGACAGACAAACTGTGACTAATATAAAAATAACAACTAAAAGCATCGAAATAGATGCACAATATTAAACTTAAGCAATATGCAAAGAAACACGAAGGAATGGATACAATACGGCTCAGCCATATTTCTGCTTGCAAGTGGTGTAGCAATGGCTTTTCTGAGTTTCTTCTTTAATGGGGGCGATGTTAAAGACAGCGTGCTGTGGTACGTGTCGCAGACTTTGGTCTATGCCGGCTCAATCTTCGGTGTGGGTATCTACATTCAGAGTAAATGGGGAGATGTGAGAAATTACATCGACCGAGT